GGTTCTAACTGTGGATGTATTGGTCAACACGCAACTGTATATGCAGATGGTAAAGTATTTTGGATGGGAGCAGGTGGAGGATTTTTTGTATTTGATGGTACCGTTAAATTACTTCCATCACTTGTAGAAGATTTTGTATTCACGACCACCGGATCAAATGTAGGAATAAACTATTCATCTAATGAAATTATATATGGCTCACACAACTCTTTGTTTAATGAGATTGTGTGGTTCTATCCAGCAGGTACACCCTCAGGTAATCCTGCGGTACAAAACAATAGAGCTGTTGTTTATAATTATGTAGAAAACACTTGGTCAGTAATGTCTCTTGCTAGAAGTTCTTATGCAGATGCAAGTACATATGACGTACCTTATGCAACAGAATATAACTCAACTGCCATACCAACAATCGCAAATTTGAGTGGTGCAACAAATACTTTTGGCTCAAGTACATATTATGCACACGAGATTGGCAATAATGAAATAGCTTTAAATGGTACGGAAACAGCTATACCTGCTTACATTCAATCTGGAGACTTTGACCTGCCTACAGATGGTGACGGTGAAAATATGTTAAGGGTAAGTAGGTTTTTACCAGATTTTAAAAATTTACAAGGTAATGCAGTAGTTACAATTTTTTTAAAAAATTTTCCTGTTGACTCTGGGACTTCTTCTCAACTAGGTCCTTTTACTATTAATGCTAATACAGAAAAAATAGATACTAGAGCTAGAGGAAGACTTGCAAATATTAAAATACAAAATACTGCAGTAGATGAAACTTGGAGATTTGGTACATTTAGAGCAGATGTTAATCCAGACGGGAGAAGATAATGGCTAAGATAAACGTATATGTACCTGAACCACCACAAGAATATACTACAGAAGGCTTTAGACAAATTAACCAAGCTTTAGCTACTGTTGAAAATCAGTTAAATACTTCTTATCAACAAGACTTGAAAAACGAACAAGATTCGTTTAATTACTTTATGCAATGACAATAAGATACAAAAGCGAAACATTCGATTTAACTACAACTAATGTGACTACTATTTTAACGTGTCCATCAGATGCAACTATTATTGTAAAAGCTCTTCAAACTAGTCATCAAGCTGCATCAAATGTGGATGTTGATGTTTTTTTACAAAAAACTGGAGGGTCAGATGTAGAGATTAGTCATGCTCAACTAAATAAAAGTTTTACAAACATGGTTAGTTCAAGTTTAAATCTAGAAGCTAGTGATGTTTTAAAAGTGCAAGCAGATACTGCTAATCAAATTACAGGAGCTGTTAGCTATGCTTTGATAGATAGATCACAGGAAAATGGCTAGAAAATTTAAAGACTTTGTTGAAAGAGATAAACCTAGAAAAAGACCTAGAAGACACTGTAAAAATCCTAATAAAAAAAAGAAGTTGCAAAATAATAAAAAATATAATAGACAAGGACGTAGACAAAAATGAGTGATATAATTAAAATACCAGCAGAAGCAAAAGAAATTATTAAACACAAAAGGACTGGTAAAGTATATGCTAGTAAAGTTGATTTTGATAATGATGTTGCTGACCCCAGTACTGACACTACTGTGGATGACTTTAGACAAGACCTTGAAATTAAAGTTACTAAAGTTACTATGGGAGCAGCCACAAAAAAATAATGAAACCAAGAGGAGCCACTGAGCTACAAATGGAAATGCTTCATAAGCATGTTTCAAAAGATATATTAGATCAAGTTCAAATCTGTACATCAATCCCTGGTAAAGTTCCATTAGACCCAAACAAAGTAAATATTCTTTGGCAAAAAAATTCTTGGGATCAACCTAATTTACATTCTTTTTTTTCTAACAAGTCACGACACCATGAATATGATTGGTATGTATTTAATAGTCATTGGAACTATGAAAAATTTAGATATTTTTTTGATATTCCTACAGAAAGATCTGTTGTAATTAAAAATGGTATAGAAGATTTTCCAATAAGAAAAATATATAAAAAAGGAGATCCTATAAAATTAATACACCATTGTACTCCTTGGAGAGGATTAAATGTTGTGTTACGTGCAATGCAAGAAATAAAAGATCCTAATATTATACTAGACGTCTATAGTTCTACACAAGTGTATGGAGATGATTTTAAAAAAAATAATGATGAACAATTTAAACAATTATATGAACAAGCGGAGAAACTTCCTAATGTAAATTACATAGGATATAAACCTAACGAATATATTAGAGAGATGATGCCTAACTATGATATGTTTGTTTATCCATCTATATTTGAAGAAACATCTTGTGCGTCTGCACTTGAAGCACTAGCTTCTGGTGTTCATGTTATTACAAATAACTTTGGTGCTTTATATGAAACATGTTCTGAGTGGCCTGTGTATGTTAACTACTCAACAAATTACGAAACTATGGCCATAGATACAGCCAATGCAATACAAGTAGCTGCTAGCTATTTACATGAAGATTTTATACAAGAACATTTAGAAGAACAACAAAAATTCTATAAAAGATTTTATAGTTGGCAGAAAAAAGGAATGGAATGGACAAGCTTTTTGAAAGGAGCCATTAGTGAAAGAAACAATAAATAAAGATACATATCAAACTTTAAAAGAATTAAAAGTAAAAGCACCTCCATATGAAAAAGCTGTTACACCTTTATGGAAACAGGCCACCGGACAATCAGAATATTCTATATTTGTAGCTACACCAGTTCATAGTGAATGTTCAATACACTACACTCAAGCTTTACTAGAACTACAACAGTTATGTTTTAAACATAAAATAAAAATAACTTTTCAATTAATGAAATCTTCTTTGGTAACACAAGGAAGAAACTTATGTGTTTCTGGTTTTTTAGAATCTAATTTTACACATATGTTATTTATTGATTCTGATATTTATTTTAAAGCTGAGACCATTATTAAAATGATTAAAAAAGATAAAGATATTTTGTCCGTTCCTTACCCTTTAAAAACTATAATGTGGGATAAAGCTGTGGAAAGAATTAATAATGGATCTATTAAAACAGCTGATGATTTAAAAAAATCACTAAATGTTTATCCTATGAGAGTAGAAAACCATAAAGACATTATGATAGAGGATGGTGTTATGGAAGTTACACATAGTCCTACAGGATGTATGATGATAAAAAGATCTGTTTTTGATAAAATGATAAAAGCCTATCCAGACAAAGCTATTATACAGAAAACTGTTATAAATGGTGAGTATTTAAATAAACCTAATATGTGGAATTTTTTTGATTGTATACACGACCCTGAAACCAAGACATACCTAGGAGAAGACTTCTCTTTTTGTAAGCTTTGGAAAGATCTAGGAGGCAAGTGCTATGCTTACGTTAAGGATAGTATTGTCCATGTTGGAGAACATCAATACGAGGGTACCTTTATGGACGAGTTGAAAACAGCTAAGTAAAATGATATTATTATCCATATTTAAAAGAATAAATTATGGATCCATTTACACTAGCACTAGCCACATTTGGCGTACAAAAACTTCGAGGAAAATCAACTAAAAGATCTTTAAGAGATGCTTTAATGATTGGTGGTATGGGCCAATTAGGTGGTATGGCAGGTGTTGGTGGACTATCAGCCTTTGGTCAAGCAGGAGCCAATACTTTAGCAGGATCTACATTAGGACAACAGTTTGGTCAGACAGCTACTATGAGAGGAATACAAAGTTTATTTCCACAAGTGGCCGGAAGTCAAGCGGCAACTGCTCCAGGATTTTCAGGAATGACTGATCCAGGAACTATGCAAGGTTTAGTTGGTAACGAGGGAAGTTTACTATCTAAATTTATTCCAAAAACTACTGCAGGTAAAGTTGCAGCAGGTTCAGCAATTCTTCCTTTACTTGGTGGTATGGGTGGTGGAGAAGATATGGCAAACGTTCCGCCAGGATTTAATAAAAATTATCAAAAACTTATAGAGAGTGGTTTTGCAGGAGGACCTACAGGTTTTCAAACTAGAACATACAATGATGATGGAACATATTCAGACAACCCACTAGAAGATAAAAACACTTATCAATCAGTAGAAGCAATATTAGGTGAAAATCAACCTGCTATGAAAACAGGTGGTATAGTTTCAGTTGCAAAATTTAATACAGGCGGACAAGCACTACCTTCTAAATTTAGTCACAGTGAAAATGATG